AATTAAGGGTGTTAATACAATTGCGAATGCAGTTGGGTCTACACTAGGAGCTCGTGGTCGCACGGTGCTTATTGAGTCGGAGCAACACGTTGGTGGCATTACAGTAACCAAGGATGGTGTGACGGTCGCTAAGTCAATTAACTTAATGGATCCAGCTGAGAACTTGGCGGTCATGATCATGCGAGAAGCATCTGAGAAGACTGCTAACTCGGCAGGTGATGGGACGACGACGAGTATGGTGCTGGCACAAGCCATCATCCATGCGGCGATGGGACTTCTGAAGTCTGATGATAACGTGACGCAGGTGCTAAGGGATATTCAAGAAGCTGGCTTAATAGTAGATGAGTCCTTGAGTTTCATGTCAACAGAGATTACACCAGAGAAGTTGGTGGACGTCGCAACTATATCCGCTAATGGCGATGCAGAGATTGGCAAGATCATCGCTGATGCGTATAATCAAGTTGGCTTAAGTGGTGTAGTGACAGTTGGAGCATCGGAGACATCGGACACTTACGCTGAGGTGGTGAGTGGCATGAAGATAGACAGAGGCTTTGCGAGTAAGTACTTTGTGACAGACCACAAGAAGCAAGAAGTGGTGCTAGACAAGCCATACATCTTGGTTACTGACCAGCCCATTACAAACCTTAACGACATCTTGCCTATTCTTGAGTTCATACATCAAGGCAGACATTCATTATTGATCATTGGAGAGTTAGATGAGAACTCACTAAACTCACTTAACGTGAACAAGATTAAGTTGGGTCTAAAAGTAAGCACTATTATTCCTCCGTCATTTGGCTACAAGCGTCACCAGATCATGCAGGACATCGCTATTGCGACAGGTGCTAAGTATTTCTCTGAGCAGACAGGTGACAACTTAATGATGGTCACTATTGATGACTGCGGACAAGCAGGCAAGGTGGTGAGCTCACGGTTCAATACCATTATCTTCGATGCTGTCGGAGCAGGGGAGGAGAGAGTACAAGAGTTGCAAGAGCAGATGGCCGTGGAGTCTCAGGCTATTGAGAAAGAATTCTTAAAAGAACGCATCGCTAATCTTGGTGGTGGGGTGGCTATCATCAAGGTGGGTGCCAACTCAGACATTGAGCAGAAGGAGAAGAAGGACCGAGTGGATGATGCGGTGTGTGCAGTACGTGCAGCACTAGAAGAAGGCATCCTTCCAGGTGGTGGCGTGGCGTTAAAAGATATCGCTGCTACTATGGACGTGGAGAACAAAGGCACCGAGATATTACAAATGGCGATGCTGGCTCCAATGATCAAGATACTATCCAATGCAGGCATAGATGTGGATGGTGCAGACTTTGATGAAGGTAAGCAGTTGTCTAAGGGAGGCATAGGGGTGAACGTAGCTACAGGGGCATACTGCCACATGATGAGCGTAGGGATCATTGACCCGACTAAGGTGACTAAAGAAGCACTAAAGAATGCGGTCAGTGTGGCAACCACATTGCTATCAACAGAGACGGTAATAACCAACATTAGAGCATAATATTGCACTTAGTGGTGGAGAAAGCCGACAATTATATCATTTGGCATATAAATGTATAATATATTGCACATATTGTAAAATATATTTAACTTTACAGTATGACAAAGACATATTTAATTTATGGACTTAGGTGTCCAAAGACAGATGACTATAGGTATATAGGCAAAAGTTCAAGTGGTATTAATAGAGCTAAATCACACCTAACCTATTCGCACAATGAATCAGTAAATCACTGGGTTCTTGAATTAAGAGAAGAAGGATTGGCTCCTTTGGTTGATGTAATTGAAGAATGCCAAGAAAGTGAATTAGTTATAAAAGAACATTTTTGGATTCAATATTATCAAAGAGTTGGATGTATATTGTTTAACCATATTAAGTACAAAGGCAAAGCGATAGAAGGTCTTGAAAAAGAAGTTGATAAAGAAGAATCTAGACTTAATGACAAAATTTCTTTAGTGAGGAATTTAATAAATGGAATGTCCTGTATAAGTGAATTTATTAAATATAGGCGAAAACAATTAAATATTTCACAACAAGAGTTGGCAGATTTAGCTAAAATATCAAGGGTTACAATACATAATATGGAAAACAAAGATAAAAATTCTACCATATCAAATATAGAAACAGTACTTGATATATTGGGGTGTGAATTGATGCCTTTAGTTAAAACGCCAAGAGGAAGCTATTAAATAATTTACAAATTCGGAAAAATTCCGAGTTTTGTAACAAATTTTGCCAAAATACGTTACAAAAATGTTAACTTATAAGTTAACAAATGTTAAAAATCCAAACCAATATGGGGAGGAAAATGATAATTATCCAAACCAATAGTGTATATTAGTAATGCACACTATTGACGAAACTTGTAAAAAGTTGCAAGTTCTGATAATAAGGTTAAATAAAATTTACAAATTGTACATCAAACGTAAAATATAATTAATGTTATGAAAGTAATCGGAAAGAATATTCTAATCGTGCCTCAAGAAGAGGAGACAAAGTCAAAAGGTGGGTTAATTATGACCGCATCGGACGTAAATGAGCTACGCTACAAGAAAGCAACCGTGGTATCACAAGGGCATCTAGTAGATGGCATCAAGCCAGGCTCATTTATCTACTTTGATCGTGCAGCTGGCCACACCATCCGCATCAATGAGGACCTATATACGGTCATCACAGAGAAAGATGTCGTAGTGGTTCTGTAAAATATTAGTCAGGTGGCGAAAAACGGTGTGACCTACCTAAGTGCAATGAGTTCGCTAATGGTTTATACAGGTTCGAATCCTGTCCTGACTACAAATTGCATTAGTTTTTGACAATTAGAACAGGATGAAATCTTATTCTGAAAGGGTATAAAATAAGTATTAATAAACATCTAATGCAAAATGTTTAATCAATTTTATTAATACATAGTCCAATGTCAATATAAAAATACATATATTGGATTTTATACAAAGATTGACAGCTGGAAAGACAGCAATTAAAAATCTTTATTAAGTCTACCAATGACCCTGTCATATTGCCTTGTGGCAAAGTGATGGGGTTTATTGCTTTTAGGTTTGATGTCAGATAGCTTTGGAATGGGCTTTTCTCCCTGCAACATCTCATAAACTTGACGCATAATGGCTTTGGCTTGGTAAGATAGCTCATAAATCGCACGTTTGCCCGGTTCAGGCTTGCGAAAATGGACAATTAAGCCTTTCTCCATCAAATCTAGGCGTCTATTTTTAGTAAATCCAAAGATTTGGCAGTATTGGTCGAACTGGTTAGCGTCAAATACGTGCTCGGAGTACAAGTAGCACAGCATCTCAAAGTCTTCAAGGCTCAATCCGTGCTTATGACGAGCCCAAGCACGCACAACTTTGATGTATTTTAGAAAGTCTTTATCAACAGCCTCCCGCCTAACGACAATCGGCTTGACTTTGTACTCACGCACCTTGATAGCTCTAGGCTTAATCTTCCTAGGCTTCATGTATGTTTTTATCATTGAATTAAAATTTAACAAAATTACTTATCTTTGTCAAATAATAATAAAAAATTATGGCTAAGAAAATCACGGCTTTACAAACAGTTCAAGCCGCAAAGAAATTAGAACAAGATGCTCGATTAGAAATGGACAATGTTCGTGGTTTAATGGGCACAGGCACAAAAGGTGCAGATAAGATTATTTCAGATGCTCGCAAGCGTGCTGATTATATGAACGCAAATGCTAAACGCTACCGTTCATTAGCAAACGCTGCAGTTAAAAAAGCAACAGGCCGGGATTACCCTTTGGCTGCATCACCTTCATTCCCAGAATAATTATGGCTAAGATAAAACCAGGGCAGATATCTGCCAAACGTGCTTACGAGATTTCTGATTCTTTAATGGATCGTTCTAAGGGACTAAAAGAGTCTGCTTATAATCAGATAGAAATGGGTAAAGGTGCTATAAAGAATAAGGTTGGAGATAAACAATTACGTGCTGATGGAGGTGATTTGTTATTATTAGGTAAAACTTTAAGCGGAAGAGATAGACTTAATATTGGTAAACAAAGATTAAGAGAAGCATCTGCTGATTCAGCTAAATCTGTACGCTTAAAATCAGCTGCAGATGCGGCAGTAGCAAAAGCAACAGCAGGCCGTGATACTCCACTTCCTTCATCAGAAGGTATGATGAGTAAGATTACCAGTGGACTTGCTTCACTATTTGGAAAATAAGTAATGAAAGACGTTATCAAGAAAGCCGCTAAGTTTGAATCCGCTAAATCTTTAGACGGATATATGAGCTTTCTAAAAGGTAACGTAGGTAAAATACATA